AGTGATTACCGGCATACCCAACAGCGGCAAGTCAGATATTGTGGATCAGATTTGCGTTAATATGGCAACCAAATACGGATTCCGTTGCGCGATGTTTTCGCCAGAGTCATATCCTTACGAGGGCCACATTAAGCGCATTGCTAATAAACTCAATGAGAAGAATTGCAATAATGACGATTTGAACAATACAAAGGATTTTATACAAGAGCATTTTCATTGGATTAAAATTGACTTGGAGAATCTAACACTCAAAGGCATATTGGATGCATTCAGACAGCTGGTATTTCAAAAGGGGATTAATATTTGCGTTATTGATCCTTGGAATATGCTTGACCATTCAGCCCAAAAAGATTACAGCTATATTGGCAAGCTTTTATCGCAAATTACTCAGTTTTGCCAGCAGACCAATGTGCATTTGTTTTTAGTGGCGCATCCTAGAAAAATCGAGTCTATTGAAGGCATTTACAAAAAACCAACGCTTTATGATATTTCTGGGTCAGCTGATTTTTTCAACAAGACTTACAACGGCATAATATGTTACCGCTGCATTGGGCAAAAATCCAGTTATAAATCAGATATTGTAAAGATGTATATTGAGAAGGTAAAGCGAAAAGAAAACGGCCAACTGGGTGATTTTGAAGTGGCGCCGGATTTCCACAATGGGGGAGTTTATAAACCCATTGACCATAACAACAAACGCTTTGAAGTAATTAAAGATAACAGCATCCCATTTTGAAAAGAATAAACATTGAAACCACAGAAGAGCATCACAAGGCGATGAGTTGGTGTTTAAAAAACAACATTAAGATTTATCCCAAAGTGGTTAAAAATGGCTTTAGGATAGAGATAAATAACAACGGCAAACTCATTAGATCGCCAAAGGTTTATGACAATTATGAGTTGCAGTTAAAGTCTTGGGAATTATATTTGTATTTTTACAAAAAGTTAAAAAAATGAATTTGGAAATACATTTTTATCCTATTTATGGTTGCGCCCTTGGAGTTGATTATTTTGACAATGATCACGATGACAACCGAGATTGTGATGTAAAAACCATTTGCTTTCAGCTCTTTGTCTTTGGCATAAATTTTAATTTTTATGAGTGATTACCTCAGCGCTTTAGTGGATGGCTTTGCCTTAACCCTTATAATTTATTTTTTAATTAAATACTTTTACAATGAAAAACGATGAGAAGCAGTACAGAGATTCAGCGATGATTGTGTTTTATAGCATATTGATTGGCGCACTTGCACTATTAACTTTTAGCTTGTTTAGCTTATGAGGAAACTAGTAAATATTGCAAGCATAAAGGAAAACCCAGACAACCCTAGGTTTATTAAAGATTCTAAATTTAAAAAACTTGTAAAGTCAATTAAGGCATTCCCAGAGATGCTTGAGAAGCGGCCAATTGTGGTTGATGAGGATATGGTTGTCTTGGGTGGCAATATGCGCTTAAAAGCGTGCAAATCAGCTGGGCTTTTTGAGGTCTGGGTGGATATTGCAGAGGGGTGGACACAAGAGCAAAAAGACGAATTTATCATAAAGGACAATGTTGGCTTTGGAGAATGGGATTGGGACATCCTAGCCAATGAATGGGATGTTGGCGAATTAGCAGAATGGGGATTGGATTTGCCAAAAGATATTGATGAGATTCAAGAAACAAGTGATATTGATGATTATGGCGAGATAGAGTTTAGCGATGAGATTTTGTTAGAACACAATTACATCGTTTTGTATTTTGACAATCCAATGGATTGGGAGGTTGCAAAAGAAGTTTATGGATTAAAAAATGTTAAATCCAAAGAAAGTTCAGTTGGTAGTCAAAAAATTGGATTAGGTCGAGTTTTAAATGGTAAAAATTTCATATGAACGTAATAATACCATCATACAAAAGAGCGCATGATTTAAAAGGCAAGGATTATTTTTATATGGCAAAATATTGTGTGCCATATTCACAATATGATGAATATGCTCAAGTATTAAATGATGATCGCATTATAACAATTCCAGATAATCAAGACGGCGAAATAATAAAAAAACGCAATTGGATATTAAAAAATATTCCAAGGCCTTTAATTATGATTGATGATGATGTGGAATCAATTGGTTATTATGAAAACAGAAAAGGCGAAAATAATGGTAATCACAAAAAAAAAGTTCTTGATAAAAAAATGTTAATGAATTTTTTTGAGCAATCATTTGATATGTGTGATCAATTGGGTTTTAAAATGTGGGGATTGAGTCAAAATGAGGATAACAGGATTTACAAGGAATTTTTGCCATTTTCATTTAACAAAATTTCATTAGGGCCTTTTCAAGGTCATTTAAAACACGATTTAATTTTTGATCAAAGAGTTGGCACAAAAGATGATTATGATATGGCGTTGCAGCAATTAAATGAATTTAAAGGAATATTTCGTTGGAATAAATTCCATTACCTTTGTCATCACGGGGATAATAAAGGGGGAATTGTTAGTTATCGCAGTAAAGACAAGGAGATTGAATATTGCAAAAAGATAATGATTAAATGGGGTAAAAAAATTATTTCATACAGAATTCCTCCAAAAAAAATTACAGATTTATTAAATGCGAAATCGGTAAATATTCCAATAAAAGGAGTTTAAAATACATCATAATAAATGGACAAAACCGAACAACATAAAAGAGCAATGATTCAAGCCTTGGAAAAATCTTTGGGTGTTGTTACAGCCGCTTGTAAAGCTGTGGGGGTTGGCAGAACAACATTTTATGGTTGGTTAAAAGATGACCCAGAATTTGCAAAAGAGGTGGATGATATCCAAAACATTACTTTGGATTTTGCCGAGAGCCAACTGCATAAGCAAATAAAAAGAGGCAACACATCAGCTACAATCTTCTACTTAAAAACCAAAGGCAAAAAACGAGGGTATATTGAGCGTCAAGAGATACAGATGGATGGCTCGATTGAATCAAAAGTTATTGAATGGACACCAGCAAAAGAGGAGTAAAAGAATTTTGCAACATCCAATTTTATCAGACGCTTAATTCTAAAAAGCGCATCAAGGTACACCAAGGCGGTACACGATCTGGCAAGACTTACGCCATTGTCCAATATTTAATTTACAGAATTACCACAGCAAAAGAGCCGCTGACTATTTCAGTGGTGCGCAAGACATTACCAGCATTAAGGCGCTCGGTAATGAGGGACTTTATCAATATAGCTAGTAAACTCGGCATATACTATTTAGGCGAGCATAACAAGAGCGAAAACATATTTAAATACAATGGACATACCATTGAGTTTCTAAGCACTGACGAGCCGCAGAAGATACGCGGGGCAAAGCGTGATATATGTTTTATCAATGAGGGCAATGAGTTGCATTATGAGGATTTTCGCCAATTGTCAATGCGGACCACAGAGGAGATGATTATTGACTTTAACCCATCGGATCCAGTGCATTGGCTTTACGATGAGATTATTGAGCGAGAAGATTGCGATTTGTTTATCACAACCTACAAAGACAATAAGTTTTTGCCATCTGAATTGGTCAAGGAAATAGAGCGCATCAGAGAGCGTGATCCAGACTATTGGCTTGTTTATGGCGAGGGCCAAAGGGCAGTGTTTAGTGATCGCCAAATATTTAAGGGTTGGCAATATATCCCATTGGCAGAATTTCCAGATTTTGACGATACATTTATTGGCATTGACTTTGGGTTTTCCAATGATCCTTGTTGTATTGTTGAGGTGGCTAAGGTTGGCAACAAAATGTATGTTAATGAGTTGTGCTACAAAAAAGGAATGACCAACAGAGATATTGCGGAGTTTCTTAAATCCATTGGCAAAAATGAAATACTGGCCTATTGCGACTCAGCAGAGCCAAAGAGTATTGAGGAGCTGCGCCAAATGGATGTCTGGGCCAAAGGCGCAACCAAAGGCGCTGGGTCAATCAACGCTGGTATTTCATTACTCAAGGAGTTTGACATCATTGTAAGCAACGAAAGCACCAACATAAAGCGAGAGCAGCAAACTTATTTTTGGGATCAATTAAAAGATGAAACAATAATCAACAAACCAATTGATAAAAACAATCACGCAATGGATGCCATTCGGTATGCTATTTATTCAAAATATCGCAACCGCACTGATTTCTTCGTAATCTGATACACAATTTTTAATTTTGTATTTTTACACAAAATTTGATCTTGGCAAAATATGGCATCACTAATTGACCG